CTTAACGCATGGCAACAGGAAAAAGGCTGACAGAATTATCTGGAGCCTCCAAGGTCGATTTGAGCATGGGCGTATTGTGCTGAACTCTGAGGAGGATTGGGATGAATTTAAAGATCAACTTCTTTTATTTCCCGCCATTGGAGTGCATGATGACTTGCCAGATGCTTTGTCATATATTGACCAGTTAGCCGTGACTTCTTACTTTGAAGATGTTGAAGAAGATGAGTGGGAGCCAGTTGACATAATTAGCGGGGTTTAAATGGCAACAGACAAAGAAGTGAAGATCGAAAACGAAGGTGGTTACGATGAGCCTACACAGGCTGACAAAGACTTAACTGCCTTTGTTGTTGACCATTGTGATCGTTGGCGTGATTACAGAAATACCAACTTCCTTCCCGATTGGCTAGAGTACGAGCGCATCTTCCGTGGTGAATGGGCAGTAGAAGACAAAACCCGTGAATCAGAGCGTAGCCGTATTGTTACCCCTGCCACTCAACAAGCAGTTGAGACTCGCCATGCTGAGATCATGGAAGCAATCTTTGGTCAAGGAGACTTCTTTGATATTGAAGACAACATCCAAGATGTCAATGGAAACCCCATAGATGTGGAGATGATTAAGCGTCAACTCACAGAAGATTTCAAAAAAGACAAGATCAGGAAAGCAATCGATCAGATTGAGTTAATGGCTGAAATCTATGGCACAGGCATAGGTGAAGTTGTGGTGATGACTGAGACAGAGTATGTCCCGTCTACTCAACCAATCCCTAACCAGATGGGGCAAGCGGCTATTGGAGTGTTAGAAAGAGAAAGAATTGCGGTCAAGATTTCTCCTGTAAACCCAAAGAACTTTTTGTTCGACCCAAATGGTACTAGCGTAAGTGACTGTATGGGTGTGGCAATTGAGAAATACGTCTCTATCCACAAGATTGTCCAAGGCATTGAGGCTGGTATTTATCGCAAGGTAAACATTACCACTTCTGGTGATGACTCTGATCTTGAGCCTACCCAAGAAGTAAGCCAATACCAAGATGAGAAAGTCTTGTTGTTGACTTACTACGGCTTAGTGCCACGGGAATACCTAGAGAATCTAGAAGAAAACAAAGAGATTGTTGACCTTTTCCCAGATAACTCTGAGGCAGAGGAATATGCTGACTTGGTAGAAGCCATTATTGTGATTGCCAATGATGGGCAACTCCTAAAGGCTGAAGCCAATCCCTACATGATGAAGGATCGTCCCGTCTTGACCTATCAAGATGACACAGTCCCTAATCGTTTGTTGGGCAGAGGCACAGTAGAAAAAGCGTTCAATATGCAAAAGGCTATTGACGCACAGACTCGTAGCCACCTTGACTCCCTTGCACTTACCACTAGCCCCATGATTGCTATGGACGCTACCCGTTTGCCAAGAGGAATGAAGTTTGAGGTAAAGCCTGGCAAGGCAATCCTTACCAATGGCGCACCTTCTGAGATTCTTTACCCCTTCAAGTTTGGTCAAACTGACCCCAATAATTTGGCTACGGCTAAAGACTTTGAGCGTATGTTGTTACAAGCAACGGGAACATTGGATTCCCAAGGCATGATCAGCAATGTGGCTAGAGATGGTGGTCAAGGCGGTATGTCTATGGCTGTCGCTTCTATCATCAAGAAGTACAAACGCACTTTGGTGAACTTCCAAGAAGATTTCTTGATCCCGTTTATCAAAAAGGCGGCTTTCAGGTTCATGCAGTTTGACCCAGAGCGTTATCCTTCTGTGGACATGAACTTCATACCTACGGCAACGCTTGGAATTATTGCTAGAGAGTATGAGCAACAGCAGTTTATTGGCTTGTTGCAGACACTTGGCCCGAATACTCCTGTGTTGCCTGTGATCTTGAAGGGTATTTTGGCTAATTCAAGTCTGTCTAACAGGATGGAACTGATTGCTATGTTGGAGAAGATGAGTCAACCAGACCCACAAGCGCAACAAATGCAACAAATGCAACAACAATTGGCTATGCAAGCGGCACAAGCACAGATTGCGGTCAACACTACTCAGGCAGAACAGAATCGTGCAGAGGCTACCAAGTTGTCTGTCGAGGCTCAGTTGATGCCACAAGAAGTTCAAGCCAAGATGAGTGCATCTTTGACCAAAAATCTACCCAATGAGGCTGATGCCAACCAAAGAGAGTTTGATAAGAGGGTGAAGATTGCTGATCTGATGCTAAAAGAGGCTGACATTAAGAATAAGAGCAAGATTGTTGAGTTACAGATGGCTGATAAGCGTGGCAAGGTAGAAAACGACTTCCTAGACAGGCTTTCTAAGGAACTTTCCTAATGGATATTGGTGATTTAGAGCGAAAACTAGGCATTGATGGCCTATCTGCTGATGAGCAGATGGAGTTAGTTGATGCTTTGCAAAAATCAGCACAAACACGACTAGAAATTGCCAATCAAGAGAGTATTGGCAAGAGTACAGAGGTTGTTATCCAAGGATTGAAGAAGATTAAGAGTGACTTAGAGACAAGGTTCACCCAATTAAATGCCACCATTGAGTCAAAAGCCTCTAGTTTGAGGGATGGCAAAGATGGTAAGGATGGCAAAAATGGCAAAGACGGACTTGACGGAAAGCAGGGCTTACAAGGTAGCAATGGTCAGAATGGTCGAGATGGGCGTGATGGCGTGGATGGGACTGATGGTATTAGTGTCACCTCTGCTCGTATTGATTTCGATGGTAGCCTTGTTATTGGCTTGTCTAGTGGTGTTGAACTCAATGTTGGTGAGGTTGTTGCTCCTGATCTTGCAGAATCCATCAAGGTTATTACTAATGGTGGTGGCACTTCTCAGTCTGTACTCGATAGCATAGCAAGTCTTCAGTCTCAAATTACGGCTATGGCTGGATTTGTGAATTATGAAGGCACTTGGAACGCATCAACAAACACACCTACTCTTGCCTCTAGCGTTGGCACAAAGGGAGACTACTATGTTGTCTCTGTTACAGGAACAACAAACTTAAATGGTGTTACTGCTTGGACGCAAGGCGATTGGGCAATATTTAATGGCTCTGCTTGGGAGAAGGTTGACAATACTGACCTTGTAACTTCTGTGGCTGGTCGCACAGGTGCCATTACTCTGACAACGGCAGATGTGAGTGGTTTGGGAACGATTGCTACACAAGCATCAAGCAATGTCTCTATTACTGGTGGTTCAATCACAGGCATTACAGACTTGGCGGTTGCTGATGGTGGCACAGGCGCATCTACTGCTTCAGGTGCTAGAACAAATCTTGGGTTAGTTATTGGCACAGATGTATTAGCCCCAACTGGATCAGCCGCTTCCCTTACCTCATTTCCAACATTTAACCAAAACACTACGGGTACAGCATCAAATGTGACGGGTACTGTGGCGGTTGCCAATGGTGGAACTGGTGCAACAACTGCAAGTGGTGCTAGAACTAATCTAGGATTGGTGATTGGAACTGATGTTCTTGCTCCAACAGGTTCTGCGGCAAGTCTTACCTCTTTTCCTACATTTAACCAAAATACGACAGGAACTGCGGCATCAACCCCTAAGTTACTGACTACCAATTTCACGATTGAGGAATCAGGTGGCAAGTTGCTGTTTAAATATGGTGCAACTACAATAGCCTCAATGTCTTCAACTGGAGTTATTACTTCAGCAACTAACATTATTGCAAATGGAACACCATAAAGGAAAAATATGGCAACGACAGTAACCCTAAAACCTAATGCGATTGACCTCTCTGGATCGACTTCAGGGACAACCACATTGCAAGCAACTGCGGTGGCTGGTACAACTACCATCACACTTCCTGCGGCAACCGACACTTTGGTTGGTAAGGCAACGACAGATACTCTGACTAACAAGACTCTGACTAGCCCAACTATTACGGGTGGCGCACTTAACGGCACTTTAGGTGCTACAACTCCTAGCACAGTAGCGGCAACCTCTATCACAGCATCTACAACTTTAGGTGTTACAGGTACGGCTACGCTAACTGTTGACGCATCTATCTCAGGTCTAACAGTAGGTAAAGGCGGTGGCGCTATATCTACTAACACGGCTGTGGGTGCTAGTGCTTTGGCTAACGCTTCTAATACTGGGGCTAACAATGCCGCATTTGGCTCAAATGTTTTAAGCGTAAACACTTCTGGCGGTGTGAACGCTGGTTTTGGAATTAACTCATTAGCGGCAAACACAACGGGCAGTAGTAACGCTGGATTTGGTGTGGCATCTTTATCGGGTAACACTACTGGTAACTACAACACCGCCTGTGGTCAAGCCGCACTCCAAACCAACACCACAGCCTCTAACAACACAGCAGTAGGTTATCAATCGGGTTACAGCACTACAACTGGCGATGAAAATGTGTCTGTTGGTTCTGGTGCAATGCTTACCAATACAACAGGAAACGCACAAGTAGCTGTCGGTAAAGGTGCATTACAAAGTAACACGACTGGTTCAGAAAATACAGCTGTTGGTAGAACAACCATGCTGTCAAATACAACTGGCGTTCAAAACGCTGGTTTTGGTCGTGGTGTATTACAAAACAACACTACTGGTAACTACAATACTGGTTCAGGTGCGTTTGCTTTGTTTTCCAACACCACAGCCTCTTACAACACAGCAGTAGGTCGGCAATCAGCATATTCAAACACAACTGGAATAGAAAACACATATTTAGGTTGGAACACGGGTTATACAAATACAACCGCAAGCAGTAATACCTATGTTGGGGCTGAAGCAGGTAAGTTTTCTACTGGTGGTAGTAATACCTTTATTGGTTATAACGCTGGTTATGTAATGACCACGGGAACTAAAAATACAATTCTTGGTAGTTATGCGGGTAATAATGGTGGTCTAGACATACGCACATTATCAAACTACATTGTGTTGTCTGATGGTGACCAAAATCCAAAAGGTTATTTTAGTAATACTAATTATGGAGAATTTACATTAAATGCAAGTGCATCACAATCCTATAACGGAATTTTAAATTTTGCGACCGCTACAACTATAAAAGCGCAGGCATACCATGAAAATTCTACAAGCCAATGGAAATTTGTAAATGGCGGTACTGGAGGTGTTTATTTAGCAAGTGGTGGGACATCATGGGTATCAATGTCAGATGAAAGAACAAAAGAAAACCTTGTACCAATAGAAAATGGACTCACTAAGGTTTGTTCTTTACGCTCTGTAATTGGCAATTTTATTTCTGATGAAACCAAGAAAAAAACACCATTCCTTATTGCTCAAGATGTGCAAGCAGTCTTGCCAGAAGCCATTAGCACAACAATGGTAAAAGATGACGAAACAAATACAGAATATCTTGGTGTTTCATACACAGATGTAATCCCACTTCTTGTAGCCGCAATTAAAGAACTCAAAGCAGAGTTTGACGCATACAAAGCAACCCATCCATAAGGAGAAAACCATGTCAGAAACCACCATCACCCAAGAAGAAATTGCACAGCACTACAAAGCATCGCTCGATAGCGTGGCTTTGATTAACGCTGGAAAGCCAGAAGGCATGACAGCAGAAGATTGGGCAGACACTTTGTCTCGTAACAAAGAGCATCTAAAGATTATGCTTGCCAAGGACTTTTGGACAACTGAAGATTTATCTCCATTACAAGCCGCATCCGCATGATTAAATTAGAACTATCCATAGAAGAAGTCAATTTCATATTGGCTGTGATGGGTGACTTGCCTACAAAGACAGGCGCATGGGAACTGCTAAAGAGAATCAAAGAGCAAGCAGACCCTCAAGTGCCATCACAGGAAACTCCAAGTGAGTCCTGAACTTCAAAAGTATTACGAAAACCGATTTGACATGATGTCTAAAGAGGGTTGGAAAGACTTAATGGAAGATATTGACACAATGATTGAATCGTTGAACAATATCAGTACAATCCCTGACGAAAAGTCCTTGCAATTCAAGAAGGGCGAATTGTCAATACTCACATGGCTGAGAACCTTGAAAGAGGTCAGCGAGAGAGCATTTGAGGAATTGAATGAAAAGACTATTTGATTTTGCCTGTGAAAACGGGCATAAAAC